TTAAAAATAAGTTCGCACGTAAGAGCGATATCTTACCAGGGTCGTTCCTGTAAAACATACGTATTCGCCCGTCCAAGGCGTTAAATTGACCGGGGTCGTGTCCGCAAATAACGAGAGCGTTATCCCAACGAAATAGGGTACACGGATAAAAGTCGCTCCAATAAGTCGACTGGTTAATAAACATTAATGATAGGAGACTTATCATGGCAAATACAAACTTTGCTGCGTTGACCAGTGAACAATTAACGATCTGGTCTCGTGATTTCTGGCGTGTAGCTAGAAATATGTCTTTCATTAACCAATTCGCGGGTAGCGGATCTAACGCAATGGTTCAGACTATATCTGAACTTACTCAATCAGAAAAAGGAGCTAGAGCTGTATTAACACTTTTAGCCGATATGACTGGTGATGGTATTGTTGGAGACAACACTCTCGAAGGGAATGAAGAGGCACTAAGAGCTTTCGACATAGTCGTAGGACTCGACCAACTAAGATTTGCGAACAGACTGTCTGGTAGACTGGCTGATCAAAAATCAGTTGTGAACTTTAGGGAACATTCAAGAGACGCTCTTGCTTATGCAATGGCTGACAGAATGGACCAATTAGCGTTCCTTACTTTAAGTGGTATTGGATATAACTTGAAAAATAACGGTGCTTTAAGACCGCAAATGAATTCAGGTCAAAATCTAAACGACTTAGTGTTTGGTTCAGACGTAACCGCCCCAACTTCTAATAGACATAGAAGATTTGATGCTACTAATGGTATCGTAGCTGGTGATGTTACTGCAGTTGCTGCAGCTGACAAACTAAGCTATAGCGCCATTGTTGATCTAAAAGCTTATGCTAAAGATCAGTACATCAGAGGACTAAGAGGCGCAGGTAATGATGAAACATATCATTTATTTGTGACACCTCAAGTAATGGCTGACCTAAAACTTGATTCAGACTTCCTTGCTAACGTAAGACAAGCTGGAGTAAGAGGACCAGGTTCAAGCTTATTCTCAGGTTCTTCAAGTCTAATGGTAGACGGAATTATGGTTCACGAGTTCAGACATGTGTTCAACACTACTGGCGCAACAGCAGGTACTTCAAGTAATGCTGGTTCTGCTGGTTATAAGTGGGGTGCAGATGCTGACGTAAATGGATCTTCATGTTTATTCTGTGGTGCTCAAGCATTAGCTATGGCTGATATTGGTGCTCCAGAGATAGTAGAAGATACATTCGACTACGGGAACCAGAACGGTATTTCAATTGGTAAAATATTTGGTCTTAAGAAGCCTAAGTATCATTCAGATGTCACAGGACAATCTGAAGACTTCGGTGTTGTTAGATTAGATGTCGCATACTAATTGTGGTATATTTTATGGGTGGCTTACTAAAGTCACCCATATTTAAGGAGTAAAATTATGTGGATAAAATCAAAAGAAGACATAACGGTGGCCTCTACTTGGGGTGCAAGCGTGCATCTAGTAGCACACGAGCCAAAACAAGTAGGTCATGATTTAGGACTACTTTGTTTACAAGCAGGTTGTGAAGAAGTAAAAGAAGGAGCAAAGGAAGCTCCGGTCGCTAAAGAACTAGTCGTCGAAGAAGAAGTTGTAGTCGAAGAAGAAGTTGTAGTTGAAGAAGAGTCAATAGATTTAGAGTCTATGACAAAAGTTGAACTAGAAGCTCACGGTCGTACTATAGGTATCGAACTCGATAGACGCAAAAAGAAATCAGATTTAATAGAGGAAATCAAAGCAGCGGAGTAATATATTATGGCAGGGACACTTACAGGCGCTAATTTACTAGCTAGAATTCAGGACACCTTACAAGACACTACAAGTGTTAGGTGGCCAGAAGCTGAGTTAATTAGGTATATAAACGACGCTCAGAGAGAAATTGTAAATTTCAGACCTGAGTCATCAGCAACAACTTCTAACGTACAGCTGGTTGCGGGCACTAAACAGGCTTTACCATCTGGTGGATTAAGGTTGATTAAACTAACTAGAAACATGAATGGTACAAGTAGTAGTGCTACTGGTAAAAGAGCTATTAGAATAGTAAATGCTGATATTTTAAACACACAAGAACCAGATTGGAACGATCCAACTGTATCTGGGGATGCAGCACACGGAACAATAGTTAAACATTATATGTTTGATGAAGATGACCCAAGAAACTATTATGTATATCCAGGAGTATCTGGTAACGCGTATGTAGAGATTGTATTTTCTAATTCACCAACAGATTTAGCAAACGGTTCTGCAACTATTAGTGTAGATGACATATATGCAAATGCGATTATTGATTTTGTGCTATACAGATCATATATGAAAGATGCAGAGTACGCAGGAAATGCACAAAGAGCACAAAACCATTACCAATTATTTACAGCTAGTATTGGGCAGGGCAACCAAGCTCAAATGTTGTTAGATCCAAACAACGATCCAGTTTCTAACATAGGCGCTGTTCCTAAGGTAATGCAACAGCAAGGTAGGTAAATGTGGCAGCCTACTCTTCTTTAGTTAAAGAAGTTCTACCTTACGTACCTTTGTGTCCAGACTCTTTGGTAGAACAGAATTTACGTTCTGCAACAATAGAGTTTTGTGAAAGATCAAAAGCATACATTCTTGATATAGACCCTTTTAATACAATTTCTGGGGTTTATGAATATGATTTTGATATACCCACAGGTACAGAAGTGCATCAAGTATTACTAATGACACATGATGGGAACGACATGGACCCCATAAGCCCACGTAGCCTGGAGTTAAATTATCCAGATTGGAGGAACAGAACAGGCAATCCCCACGTCTATTTACAAAAAACACCCTCTACTTTTTGGATAGTTCCAGTACCGAGTGGGTCAAAAGAAGTTATAGCGAGCGTAGCTTTAAAACCAAGTAGAACTTCAAACAACATAGATACTGTAATTTCTAATCAATATAGAGATGCAATTATATATGGCACCTTATATAGATTACTTAGGATGCCAAACAGAGAATGGACTGACATAGGGGCTGCCCAAGAGTACTCATTTCAGTTTAACCAAGAATTAAAACAAGCAGAATTAAGGGCCCGAGGTGGAGACCTTGGGGTAAAGAGAACTGTTAAGTACAAAGGAATAGGTATGCCAAGGAGACGGTATGGAAAGTACGGAAAGGAAATCGACTATTGAGGAGCCTGTCTATACTGATATACGTCAGTGTTGGGACAAGGTAAAACCAGGCATAGTTGAGATAATAGAAGAAGATCCTTTTATTACTTTTATTCCTGAAGATGTTTACAGCGAGTGTGTGAATGAAAGGGCTTTTCTTTACACTTCTTCTGTAGGTTTTTTGATACTGGCTGTCGAAATAGATCAGTTTACAAAAGACAAGACATTGTATATGTGGTTAGCGTATACTTATGAGAAAGGAGGCCACAATTGGATGGCCCATGAAGAGTGGTTTAACCACCTAGCATCAGAAGCTGGATGTAGGTATATAGAAGCAAGGTCTCATATACCAGAATTAGAACCTTACGCTGTTGCAGATGGTTGGAGTACAGAAAAAGTTTATAGGAAAAAAGTTAAATGAGTAAAGGACCTAAAAAATCAGAATATCAAGCAACAGAAGCTGAAAAAGTACAAGCTAAAGTAGCAAAAGCTGAAAAAGATTATTTTAACCAAGCGTATAGCCCTTTATTAAGAGAACAACGCGATCTAGCTTTAAAAGAAAACTACGGCGATTATGTTGCGGGTAGAGCAGGCGCAGACGTAGCTCAAACTTTAGATAAGCCTTCTCTTATGGCTACTAAGTCAGTTGATTCTTCTGCTGATAGGTTATCTGCGTCTATAGAAATGCAAGGTAAAGCACAGTCGTCAGGACTAGCTGGTAAAAGACAAAGGCAAATTGGTGTTTTAGCAACTGCAAGAGGACAACAAGCAGATGCTACTACTGGGTTAGCAGGGGCTGCACGTATAGCTGCTTCTGATAGTTTACAGTCTGCCCAAAGAAAACAAACAGTAAGAACTGCAAATTTAAAAGCAGGATTCCAAATGGGTGGAACTATGTTGGCCCAAGGTATTGAAAACGCGTCTACCGGCGACGGGTTCTTTGATCCCGGTAAGTCTAGAACAGAAGGAGCCGGTATGCGTTTTGTTGAAGGTTTATCATTAGGGAGCTACGGTTAAAAATTATGGCAGTTTCAAGATTAATGAGCGGGATGATAGATACTTTAGGGGACGTGAGTGATCCACAAAGCATTTATGCTCAAATGGCTAGAGATGACTACGATAACTATATTGCTGATTTTAGAGGGTTTGAAGAACAACTTTTAAAAGCTCGTAATGACACATCTTTGATTGATAGAGCCAGAAAAGACTCAGAAACCAATACAAAACTAAATAGAGAAATAGCCGCACGAAACAGAGAACGTTACGGCGGTGCGGGCATGTCTAATGCACAAAGACAACAACAAGAAAGAACCGTACAAAGATCAAGCGCTTTAGCAAGTGCCGGTAGTATAAACAACGCAAGGCTTGCGCAAAGGGAAATTAACCAAGCTACGCTTTCTGATCTTATAAATATAGGACAAGGTGTAAATAGAAACGCATTAGGGCAAATGAACGAAGCAGCTCAAATGCAAAGTCAAAGATATAATGCATATAAAAATGCAAAAGCACAACATAGTGCTAATATGATAGGTATGGGAGGCCAAGTGGGATCTGCATTACTTGCAGCATTCTTGATTTAATATGAGTAATGAATATGCAAACGCATTTGCTAGAGGTCTATCTGCACCATCAACTATCCAAGCGAATCTTACCAAGAGCGCAGCAAATAAAGCGGCAAGAGAAACCTTGCAGAGTAACGCCGCTAAAAGCACCTACGATTCAAATTTACAAGTTTTGTTAGGGGATATAACCCATACAAATGAAGAGGGCAAAGAGGTAACAGGAGGAATGTTTGTTCAAGAATCTGATGGGACTATTGTTTTAGCTCCAGATGCAATGAAAAAACTAGAAGCGCTTAGCGATGGAAATCGAGAACAATATTCTAATGCGTTATTGATGAATGATATGATGGGAACATACCATGCTGAAACCCCAGACGGGCAACTTGAGAAGAAAAGAAATCAACAAGTTTTTGCTCCTATTCTAGCAAAAGAAGGAGTAGTTCCTTATTCAGTTGAACAAGCAGCAGCTGCAGGTAATGTTGATTCTATTGCACTAAAAAAACAATATGAAAACGGTACCCTACGTGGTTACGTTACCCCTGCTCTAAACCAAGAAGGTTTACTTTCTTTACTAAATGTATTTGGTTCAGACAAAGCAGATGACCAACCACAGGTTGCTACGAGAGAAGAAATACTAACAGGTCTACAAGCTAGAGCAGATAAACTTAATGCAGATGCGCGCGCATTGATGCCAAAGAGAGACCGGGCTATAAATCTTGCAGAAAGCCAAAGCGCCATAGAGCTATCTAATATAGGCGGCGGTTCTGATCAAAGCATGATTGAGCTTGTTAATGGCGTATTTGATGAAAATGTTGGAAGAGGTTCTACAAATGCTTTCCTTAAAAACTTACAATCACTGTATGCTGCTAATCCTAAATATACAGTTGCATCCCAACCAGCCTCTCAAACAGACCCTAGTATTGAAGTAGATAGTAAAGAAGATGTAATGGTTAACACCCAAGGTGTAGCTAAAACATTTGAACAGGCTTATCCAAGTTTACAAGGCTTAGATGGAGAACGTTTAGCTACCGAACTACAAAACCTAAAAGACTCAGGAGAGTTAGATAACTTCGGTGACCAACAAAAAGAACAAATATTTACAGATTTAGAAGAACAAGGTATTGGCTCAATTCCTGATTTAATGGCAAAACGTAAAGAACAAAAAGTTAGTGCGCAAGAGCAATATAAAGAAATATTATTGCTAAATACTGTAGCTGCTAGGACAGATGCAGATGGTAAGTTGGTTTTACCAGATGGCAGAACACCAAAAGAAGCTGCCGATTCTATGTTTAATGAGTTTTACACAGGCGCACCAGGGGCAACACTTAATGACCTAGCAACTGCTCAAAACGCTAGAAGAACAAGTATCAGAGCTGACCAAACAGCAGATACTGCGGCGCTAACAGAAAAACGAACATACTATACTGCAATGACAGAAAGGTTAAAAAACCAAAACGCAGACTTATTAGCTTGGAGAAAACAAATATTTGAAGAAAGCAAATATCGCTCAGAAACAATTGCAAAAGCAGCTAAAGCCGACCAAGATGTTAAAATAGCTAACGACCTTGAGTTTAAAACTGCTACCCAAGAATTGGCAGAAAGTTTCCCAGAAATTACAAAAATTCTAAGAGAGTACGCAACTAAAGGGGATGTTTCTAACCCTGGTTTCCCATTAGGACTTTTCCGAACTAGTTCTAGTATGGCTGATGACTTAGAACAGACTGAAAAAGTACGTATATTCCAGAATAAATTAGAGTCAATTACTAAAGACTATTTTAATAACGATCGAAAAGGCAAGGTAGGTAGCCAACATGTAAACGCAGCGTATGAAGCACACATGGCTGCTGCTGGGGATAACGAAGAGTTGAGAGAAAGCTTACAAAAAATGTGGGACCAAGATGGGCATAATATTTATGTGTACAACTTTGCACAAGCAGGTGGGTTTACAGAACATAAGTTTATGCAAGAAGAAGCTATTGGCCAGAAAATAATGATGTCTTTACAAAACCCTGAGTCAATGTGGACTACTCTAACTGGTTGGACTGGAAAGCTTATTAGTGGACAAGCTCCTGGCGAATACATAGCAGATATTGGTAGAAATGATCTGCAAGGTGCTGGTTTACTTAATGGTATAAAAGATACTTTAGCTCTAGTTTATGAAGGCGGAAATCCAGTAAAGATTGTTGCTATAGGCCCTGACGGAGCAGAACTAGAAGACTCTCTCCCACTAACAGAACTAGTGCGTGGACAAGCAATAAGCGGTCTTGAGTATAATTGGATGCTAGAGAACTTAACAGCAATTGGTGATACAGAGGGCAAACCTAAAAAAGACAAAAAAGAAGAGCCAGACACAAAGAAAGACTCAAAAAGTAAAGAACCACTATCATCAACATTTCCAATAGTTCCTAACTTAAGTAATTTACCGGCGGGATCAGGTGTGTAGTTTATGTCAGACCCAGTCCTTGACTTTATAAAATCTAAGAACGAAGAAAGAGAGCGACAAAAAGAGCCGTACGACCCCATCATAGGTTATAGAGATATGCTAGATAAGGTTTCTGGCGCAGACACCATGCCTGGTGGCCCTGAATTTGCAAACGAATTTGAGAATATAAGACCAGCTAATGCTGCTGATTCTATACGTCAGAGTTACAGAAAAAGCTTAAAAACTTTTGCTGCTGACATGGAATATATGAAAGGCGCTACTTTAGCTTTATTTGGAAATGAAGAAGGTGCTTACAACGCTGTTATGGCAGGGGTAAAAGAAGCAGATGAAGCGTCTAAACAAGTTGGAGCTATAGATTCAGCGGAAGCTTGGGAAGAGTTTTTAGACGAACCAGATTTTGAAGGTTTTATGCAATGGGCCCCAGCTGTTGTCGGAGAGACAGGTCTTTCTGCTCTTACTTCTATTACAGGTGCGCTTCTTGGAGTAGGATTAGCTGGACTGTCAGCACCTGTATCAGTTCCTACAGGTACTGCTGCAGTTTTGGCTGGAGCAGCCGGTAAAAAGAAACTAAAAGACATTACTGAAAAACTCGCTTTTACACATTTTACAAAAGATATTATCTCTGATGCTGTCCAAAGAGCAGCTTTAAAAAAGACTCTTACTAACGAACAAAAAGATGTAATGAGGGCTGTTTACGGGCAATATCAAAAAAAAGTTTTAGCTAAACGAAGATTTATAGGAAGTGGGGCAGGGGTAACAGCGTCTGAATTCCCACGACAAACAGGACAAGCTTTTAGTAATTATGCAGATCAAGGTATGTACGATCCTATTTCTGCAGCTTTATCTTTTGGGCAAGGTACTGCTACTGCTGCAATCGGAGGTTTTACTGAAGCACTCGTTTTTAATAAGTTATTTGGCGCTTTTACAAAAGCTACTGGTTTTAAATCGGGTATAACCCGTCCAGGTAGGCTAGATAACCCTAATAAGCCAGGATCTATACCTTATGGAGATATATCTAAAACAATAGGAATCAGCACCGTGGCTGAGGCTGGTACAGAAGCATTGCAACAAGGAGTAGACTCTTTACAACAGTTTGGAATGCTTGACCCGCGTATAGAAGGTCAACTAAACGAAAAATATACTGCGCAACAAGCAAGGCTTGACGCTCAATTAGCTGCAGCATCTGGGGCCCTTGCTGGTTTAACTTTTGGTTTAGGTGGTGGTATTTCTACTGGAGCTGTAACAGGCGCTCAAAATTTACTGAGGGATTACCAACAGCGAGATGCAATGGCCGGCATGATACAGAAGAAGTATGGACCAGGTGGACAAGGAGTACAGATAGAACCTAAAGAATGGATTAGGGGCCAGTTTAATGCCATGTTTGATCCAGAAGCAGATAAAGATGCTGTCTGGGTAGATGTAAATAGCTTAGAGGAGCTTGAAAAGTATAAAAAAGAATACCCGGGCGTTGCAAATTCAATGTTTAGTTATGATATGTCAGACACCAAAACGCAGCTAGGTGGTATTTTGTTTTCTACGGACTCACAAATCATAGAAGGTTTTAAACAGGTCATGGAAAATAACATGCCTAGCACTAATCTATTAGATAACGAGTTAGCTAGAATTTTAAAATACCCAAGAACTAGACAAAATTCAGATGCATGGGTAGCTCAAGTTAGAGACAAAGACACGGGTGCATTAGTTCATTACCATCAAACAGGAGACCCAAAAGAAGACGGCGGCGTACACTTTGAGGCTGTTAAAAAAATGTTCCCAAACTCTGACAAATATAGCTACGAAATAGTAGACGCTGAAACTCATTTAGATGAAAGAGCATCACTTGTAGAAACCCCTGGTGTTGATTTAGATAACATTACAGCAAAAAACATAAGCATTCTTACTCAAGAACAGGCTGATGAAATTATGGGAAGAACAAGTACTGCAGACCCTGAAGGTATGACAGGTCTTAGGGATGAGACTGGTAAATATGCACAAGTTGCAGATGTGGCAGAAGATGGAGTAGATGTTACACCTACTCTACAAGAAGGTAGTAAACCTATTGTAGATAGAAATGGAAACCCCTGGAGAGCGCCTAATTTGCAATTCAGAGATGACCAAGTGCCAAACGATGAACAAGTTAAGAATGCCAGGCTTCTTACCCACCCTAAATTTCGTCAAGAATTTGATAACGCTATAAAAGAAAATAAGTACTCTAGGTTGCTTTTGAAAAAGTTTATAGAGCAGGTAAACAAATTCGGAGCAGTAGACACAGATAACAACACAGAACTGGTTTATAAAATAGATGAACAAGCAGACGGTTTTGTTATTAATAAATATGACAAACCCTTAGAAAAATTACAATCGTACGAACAAGCAAAACCTGAGTTTGACCGTATCATCGTAGAGGCTAAGAGTAAGGGTAGGAAAAAAAGAAACAAAGTATTTAGCGACGGCAGTGAAAAAGAAGTATTTATGAATAGTCCTTTTGAGCTTACTAGTAGGGATCCTGATGGTAACTTTACACTACCACAAACAATAGACATGCCTACCTTAGTTAATGGTTATAGAAAAATATTAGGTAGGATGGCTGCATTACCTAATGAGCAATATTATCAAAGCCTAGCAGATACCTTTACTAGTGTATACGGCAGTTTAGTAGATGATCCAGATTACCAACTAACATTTAAGGGTGAACCTATAACAGATCAAAGTTTTAATGATCCCGATTTTGTAGTTTACACCGAGGATAAAGGAAAACGTGAATTTTCTTTTGCTGATTTAGTAGCTAGGGGTGCTGAAGAATCTTTAGGAATAAGTGACCAACAAGCTCCAAACACTGTCCTAAACATAGAAAAGAAAATTAAAGATATTAGTACCCAAATAGACTCTTTAGAAGAACAGATAAAAGAAATGCAAACTATAAGAGATCAACAAGGTAAATTTAATAATGAACAGTACAACGCTTTTATGGAGTTAGTTGAATCTTTATATGGTCCTAAAAAAGGAGAAAAAAGAAATACTGCTGCTAATTTATACATCCAACGTAATGATTTAGAACAAAGCTTAAGGGAAGCAGAAACAGCAGGTGGTAGCACTAGTTTAGACCCAAGAGCTGATATAGAAGATATTACTGTAGATGATGGAGGAGATTTTCAGAATCAAGATTCTACAAACGAATATTGGGACGAGCAATTTGAGCATTATCAAAAACAAGGTTTTACTAGAAGTAAGATAAATTCTAAAAAAGAAACAAAACCAGAAGAAGAACCTAAGATGCCTAAAGAAACAGAGGCTATCATACTAAGTGAGGAGCTGGAGAAGTCTACAGACCTTGATGTTAAATCCTATATGAGAGATATAGCAAAGCTGGCTAAAAAACATTTAAACCTTAAAAGACCTATTTTGTTATATACATCACAGGAAAAGCTTACGGTAAGAGGAGCTGCAAAGGTATTACCTCGTATTAAAAAAATAATCACAGACCACGGCGACGGTAATTTTGAAGCAGGATTAAAAGATATAGACAACACGTTAAATAATGTAAAAACTGAAGCAATGGATGATATTAGTGGTATTGCTGGGTATATGCAGGGAATAGGAAAACAGTTTGATATTATCGTGTTAAAAACACCAACTGATATGAGTGATTTTGATTTTGGATTATTACACCTTGTCCTGGGGCATGAATTAGGACATAGCTTTTTTAAGGAACAAATGGTTAAAATCCTAAAAAATCCCGTGATACGAAATATGTTTATGAAAGAGTTTGAAAAAGCTAAAGAACAACAAATTAAAGAAGGTTTTGCAGGCGGCCAATACTTTGAAGAAAATGGTTTTGAAGAATGGTTTGTTGATAAAGTTTCAGCTGGTTTATTTGATCTGGAAAAAGGAACTATTCCTAATTCTAAAAACTTAACTGATAACTATATTAATACAATGGTTGACAGTTTACTTGCTTTTTATATTGCTAAAGCTGATACACAAAGCAAAATTATACCCGGGAAAAACATGGTAGCGCCTTACATGCAAGGAAGGTTCACATACGATGAAACTGTCGGCGACTTTATGAAAGGTATAGCAGGAATCATTGAAGAAAGAACAGACTTAAATTTCCAAGATAGGGCTCACGCTGAGCAACTTATAGATGACCTCTTCGGCAGTAAAATGAGCACTAAGTTTTTACGTAGGATAAATAAAGACGCAGATAGAATGATAAAAACTGGCAAAGTACCTATGTGGCTTACTAAGTTTTTCTTTACTGCTCGTGGTTTCTTAGATACTTTGGGCAAAGACCAAGAAACAGGTAAAGAACTAGGTCAAATGTTTCACAAAGTTAGCGGAGAAAAAGGAACACCTGGGCTTATAAATGAATCAAACAGAAAATTAAACCAGCTAGTTAACGATCTTGTAAACCGATTAGACATGGACGGTAAAGATGTAGAGGGTTTTGATGCAATCAAACAAGCTGTTACTGGGATAAATGACAACGCCTTTACCCAAGAAGAAATAGATGCATTTAGAGAAGCGCAGGACGAAAAAATAGTAACAGAGGCTCTATCGCCAAAAGCACAAGTTGTACGTAAGTTCTTATTTGATGTGTACGATATTTTAGAATTAGAACAATATGAAATATTTAAACGTGATCCAAAAACTGGACAGTTCTATAAAAGTGACATTAAAAGAAGAGCAAATTATTTTCCTCGTATTATTTTAGTAGCAGATATTGCCGCTAACCCTAAGTTAAAAGCAAAACTTATAGAACTTCTTCTAGAAGCAAACCCAACTAGTAAACCCGCAGATGTTGCAAAAGCTGTAGAAGCAATTATTACAAACAATGAAAAAAATGTAGACACTGCTAGCAACTTAGATAAAGACTCTGGGTATGGACTAGGTATGCCGGAAGAAAGAGCCATATTGTGGGAAGGACTAGATACACCTACGTTAGTTAAAGAAGGACTAGCCGCTCCGGGCGAAGTTGCAATAATAGAATATTTAAGAGATATAACAAGACAAGTAGAACTACAGAAAAGAGGAGGTAGTAGAAGAATTAAACAACTAATAGACATGCTGCCAGAAGAAGAGCAAGGACATGCTAGAGATGCAGTAAATGCAATGCTTGGTAGGATAGATCCTATACGACATACTGCTTGGAGGCATATTAATGATGGCATGCTTACTTTAAACGTAATTACTCTTTTGGGTATGGCAGTGTTTGCTTCTGTACCAGATTCAGCAGGACCCATCTTAAGAAGCAGGGCTTTAGATTTAAAATCAATTGTTAATAATATAACTGCTGCTATGGGCAAAGGTGAGGGAGAAAAACTTGCTAGAGACATAGGTTCTAATGGTAGAGAAGCTATGGCACATACAATTTTATATGCAGGTGAACTGGATGGTTCAGCTTTGTGGGCTAGAAAAGCTACAAATAGCTGGTTTAGATTTACACAACTAGAAAGATGGACAGTGTTTACTAGAAAATTTGCTGCAGGTATGGCTAGAGATTTCTTGTTAAAACATGCAGAAATAGTAGACAAAGGCTATGAAGGAGACGCTGATGTACTTTTATCAGAAAGATATTTAGCAGACTTGGGTGTAACCGGCCAACAGATAAACGCATATAAAAATGGTGGTAGTAATATAGAAGCACACCCAGAAGTAGCAGCAGCTTTGGGTAGGTTTGTAGATGAGTCTATTGTAAGACCAAATGCAGCAGAAAGACCTATATGGGCTTCTGACCCACATTGGGCAATTGTTTGGCAACTTAAATCTTTCTACTACGCATATGGTAAAAATATAATGGGGGGCTTATTCAGAGAAGGAAATACTAGGTATAAAGAAACAGGCAACATAACTCCAGCTTTAATGCCTTTGTTCTTTGGAGCAGCACTTTTAATGCCTCTAACAATGATAGGATGGGATATAAGGGAAAGGTTTAAAATAGGGCTATCTTACGCACTACCAGGAGTTAGTCCTAATGACCCTGGAGTAAATTATAGAGCTTCTAAAGATATGTCTGGTGGTAAGTATTGGTTTGAGGTGCTGGACAGAAGCGGTATGATGGGGGCACCAGCTTTAGCTTTACCCTTAATTATGGAAGATAAACAATATGGCAAAGGGCCTCTTATTCCTATATTAGGGCCCGGAGCAGAAAGAGTATATGATGCAATCTCAGGAGAAGCATCACCACTTGATTATGCTCCTATATATAGCCAACTCGACACTAGGGCATTAGAGAGGTAAAATTAATTATGGCATATTCAGACACAATAAAATTTGTAGTGGGAGACACACTACCGGTTTTAGAAACAACATTAAAAGACAGTAATACCGCTGCAAGTGGGAAGACGTTAGATACAG